GTAGGTAAATTACCTTTGTCTATAATATACTACACATTCAAAATTTTGTCAAGTGTTTTTTAAAAGGGCTATGCATACACATAGTCCTTTTTATAACTTAACCATTCCGGGCGACCAAACCGGGAACCACTCCAGGAAAGATGAGCGGCAGGATATTCCACCCGGGTGCCCCGCCCATCAATAAGGAAGCCAAACAAGAATGAAGTTACATATATAGTATACCACTCAACAACTGGTATGTCAACTAATGAAAACTAAGGAAAGAAATGCAAGCGTTTTTTGCATTTGCGTTTTTGAAGCGGAATTTTCCTTTTTGAAAGCAATCTCTCAGGAATGAAATTAGTACATTGTTTGAAGATAACATGACATAATTAATTGTATGGTCATCAAGAGTGACTGCTATTTTAGTTGGGAAATCCGGGTCAAATTTGTCATCGCAATATAGTATTCCGGAATCTGGAAACTCTCTTACTGAGAATGACGAACCCTCTACCTTGAACGTACAGATATACCGTGATCTTCCATGTGGTCTTTCTATGAACGCATAGTTATCTAATAAGTAGTTGTTCTCACTTGCGAAAGAAGTGTACCGGTGACTTGCGAATGCTCTGTTAAAAGCGCTTTCTTTTTGTGCATTCGCCGCCGATTCTATGAAATCTGTTTCGAGCACCCAGCCATTCCCACGTAGAAAATGCGTTTTTGAATTGAGTCGCTCCGCAATGCCAAGAGCTGAGTAATAAGGATTCAGCAGAGTTACTTGATTAGCCAGCATGAATACAGGTAGATATCGTACCTGCTTTCCATTTCCTCTTGCCAGTGAGGTGTGTATGGAAAGGAGTTTTCCAACCTCATCGTTGATGTATCTGTTTGATTCTGTTTGAAATTCGTCGAATAGAATTAGTTCCGTGTCATTGAAGAAGTGAGAATATTTTTTTACGTTGTCCGATGCATTTAGTGATATTGCATAACCACAACTATTCATGTGCTCGTAGTTTTTCCCTATGGACAGCTCTTTAAATCCTGATTTTCCAAGTGTCTTTTCGTCCATAATGTAGTCGTTGAAGAACAGCGTTTTAATGTCTTTAAAAAACTTTTCAGACACCTGTTCCAGTTCATATTGATAGCGATAAAGCAGACAAAATTTTTTACCTTGTTTTAGAAATCGGTTGATACACAACCGGTTGAAATACGTTGTTTTACCGCCTGTTCTATTTGTTGTTATAATATATATTTCTGGCACTTTGTTATCAATGTCTTTCATATTTAGAATGTTTGTTCCGTCATAATATTTTGCATTCATAATAATCACCTTCTTTTTTCTTACAGTATACTATATTTCTTGACTTTTTACAAGTCCAATGATATACTATCTATATAACGGAGGAAAGGGGGGTATGTCGCAGAAAAAGAAACGTATTCACGCTATAAAAATTTTTTGATCGCTCTCCCAGGCGGCTTTCTGCGACAAACTGAAACATGGACGTCAATCTTGTTATGCAGGCAGTAAGTACAGTTGGGTTTCCAATTGTGTGTTGCGGTGCGCTTGGATGGGCATTTTACAAAATGAATATCCAGCACACCGCGCAGATAAAGGAGTTGACAGAGAGTCATCGTGCTGAAATGAATGAGCTAAAGCAGGCATTGGAAAACAATACTTTAGCGGTACAGAAGTTGTGCGTGATGATTTCCGAAAAAGAGACAGAATAACAGATAGGAATCAGGAAGGTAGGTTGCCAGTATGCCAAACTTGACACAGAGTTATTCGTGGGCGGTTACACAATGTAACGCCGAAAATGTGGGTTATTCTGAGACCTACCGAAATCAACAAGTTGACCCATCAACTGGTGCTACTTGTTATGACTGTTCTTCTTTTATTTGGTATGCATTGCAGGCCGGGGGATTTGATTTAGCATCTGCCGGTTCTGCCACTGCTTTTACCACGTCAACGATGCTTCCTGTTCTTTCGTCTCTTGGCTTTGTTGAGCAGGATATCTACGGGCAATGGATGCCTGGAGATATTGTCTGGGTAGAGTCAGCCACTGTCCAGCATACAGAAATGGTATATCGTTCCGATGCCGGAACACTTATGACTGGTTATACGATGGGTGCGCATAGTGATTCCGTGCCGTTGGCAGAACAGGTGTCCATTAATACTTTCCAGACAACTCCTGGTTATTACACGCGATTGTTCCGTTACCCCGGTGGAGTTGGCACAACGGTATCGGCATACGTGATTGCTGCTATGTGTGGGTGCTTTAAGCGTGAGTCTGGTGTGAACCCTGGAATATGGGAAAGTCTTACTCCAACCACATGGGACCATGTATATAATTATGATGGTATTGGAGGGTACGGATTAGGACAGTGGACTAACGTTGGAACACCGTACGGTAGATGCTACAATTTGCATGTATGGGTTACTTCCAACGGTTATGCTGATGGCGATGGAAACGGTCAGCTGGCGTTTTTAATCCATGAGAACTACTGGACAGCTTCCAATTCAATCCTTGGATACGCAACGCTTTCTGATTTTCTTTCTTCCACGTCAACTGATATTGACGCATTAACCGCGGAATTTCTTGCTTGCTGGGAGGGTGTACCAGGAAATGCACTTGCAGAGCGGCAGGAAGCGGCCAGAGCATTTTATAGCTACATTGATGCACATAAAACAGAGCCGTCATCGAACTGGAATTGGACTTCTGGTAATTTCTATTTAGGGTATTTAAGCAAGGAGCAGTATGCAAACGTGATGTGTGCATATTGGTTTTTGAACGGGTATGTTCCACCTGGGCCTGGGCCAGGCCCCGAACCAAAGAAACGAAAAGGGTTGCCAATCTGGATGATGATCCGGTATTACAATAAGTGAGGTGAATGATTTTGTCAGTAGTTAGTAAAGAATCTCTATTAGAGCGGATACGTGATTTGACAGCTGGTGAAAATTCCGAATCAGATGAGTCAATCTCTCTTTTAGAGGATTTGTCTGATACGTTTGAAGATTTATCTTCTCAGGTCTTGCAGGCAGGAGATTATAAGAAAAAATATGAAGAAAATGACGCGGAATGGAGAAAAAGATACCATGACCGTTTTTTCTCAGTTGTGGAGGAAACCACGAGCAAGGAAGATGATAAAGATGACGATGTAGAAAAAAAGACATTTGAGTCATTATTTAAGGAGGATTAAAGGATGCCAACTAGAGTAGGTGTGAACGGGCTTAATGCCAGTACGATTGATATTTTGAACGTCATTAGGCAGAATGCTACGTATGAATATCAGAGCATGGTTCCTGAGGTTAAAAAAACAACGGATATCCCAAAAGTGGGAGAAGTTCTTTACGGAAATCCAGTATTGCAGAATCAGTTCTTAAATGCTCTGATTAACCGCATTGCATTGGTGTTAATCAAGTCGTCCACTTTTAACAACCCATATGCTGACCTTAAAAAAGGATATTTAGGATATGGTGAAACGGTGGAAGAAGTTTTTATAAACATTTGCAAGGCCCGGGAGTTTTCCGTTGAGAAAGCAGAAGCCCGGGAGTTAAAGCGCAGTATTTCAGATGTACGCAGTGCGTTCCACGTAATGAATATGCGTTATCAGTTCCCATTAACCATACAGGATGAGGATTTAAGGCAGGCTTTTCTGTCCGCAGAAGGTGTCAGCAATTTTATTGCAAAGCGGGTTGAGTCCGTGTATCGTTCCAACGAGTACGTAGAGTATCTCCTGTTTAAATACCTGCTTATTAAATCAATTGCGCACGGAAAAATGTTCCCGCAGGCGGTATCTCCTACCGATATGCACGACAACGCGGAAAAATTTCGGGGCGTATCAAACATGATTACGATTCTTTCCCCGAAATACAATGCATCAGGAGTGCATACAAACACACCAAAGGAAGACCAGTATATCTTTATGGATGCCATGTACAATGCAAAGTATGATGTGGAAGTACTGGCATCTGCTTTCCACATGGACAAGGCGGATTTTATGGGCCGGCTGAAAATTATTGATGACTGGTCAACGTTTGATAACGATGCATTTTCCGAAATCGTTGAAAGTTCCGACGGATTTGAACCAGTAACGGCAGAAGAACTTGCGATTACTGCAAAAGTAAAAGCGGTACTGGTAGATAAAGAGTTCTTCCAGGTCTACGACAACAATTTACGATTTACGGAAAAGTATGTTGCGGCCGGCATGTACTGGAACTACTGTTTAAACGTCTGGAAAACAGTATCCTACAGCCCGTTCTCAAATGCAGTTGTATTTGTAGAAGCCGATAACGTTTCCCTGAACACCCCTGCCACACTCACGGTAGAAGTAACCGATAAAATCATCAATGAGGGTGGAACGATCTTAACCCTGTCTCCGCAGGAGGATACGCCTACTTTAACGGGCCAGTGGAATTTTGTGCAGACGCAGGATGCTGTCGAAAAGATGATTGCTGTCCAGAAATACGGTGTATTTATTTTCCCGACTTCTGCTACCACCACGAAACCGCAGTTGATCTTAAATGGTGTTGAGTACAACGCTACCACAAACTTAACAACGGATGCGCAGGTTGGCAGTACCTTAACTTTTGAAAGAAAAAACTGATCTGGGGGCTGGACATCTCCAATCCAGCCCTGAGTTCTAATGGAGAATTGATTGTACACATTAATGAAAAAGCGAAAAAAGTGGTATCGGCTTTTTATGTTAATGACGACAAAAAATTGATTGCTGTTGAACAAGAAACAAAGTTTCTTGTTCCGATAGAGAATGTAGAGTTGAAAAATGGAAATGTCATTGTAACTTATTAAAGGAGCGGCTATGACAAAGCAAACAAAAATCTACTTCCTGGAAGGGGTCCCATTGGACCCCTCCTATAAAAATAGTATCTATTTTTTAACGCAGGAAGCACAGACAGAATATTTTTTAGGTAAAGCCAAGTTTTCCATGCTGGATTGTACATTCCAGCGTCAGGAACAACGTATCCGTGTAAACCGTCCGGTTTCCGATTGCTATCACATCAACTATCTGATGTGGCAAAATACATCCTATTCCAGCAAGTGGTTTTATGCATTTGTAACCCGCGTTGAATACATTAACGATGGATGTACCTGGATGTATTTCCATATAGACTCATTACAGACTTACCATTTTAACTACCGCTTAGGCTATTGCTGGGTAGAGCGGATGCATTCTCTTACGGATGGACTGTTTGAAAATTTAGTCCCAGAAAATCTGGAAACAGGTGACTATGTGACAATCGACAGATACATTACAGATTATAGCAATATGTCTGTTTGCATCATGACTGGCACTACATCAACAGGCGAGAAACCAACTGGAAAATTTTACAATAAAATATACAGCCCATTGCATATTATGACTCAGCCAGTAACGGCCGATGCCACGCAGTTAAACGCACTTCTGGAGTCCTATATCGGATCTGGAAAAGAAAATGCAATTGTTGCCATGTATGAATACCCGACTGTTTTAGGTTCCAGTGCGGAACCGGATACTCTTGATTTGCTTCTGCCAGTCATGCATATGCCAGATAATTTTGACGGGTATAAGCCGCATAACAAAAAATTGTTCCAGTATCCGTACACGCAATTAGTTGCTACAAATAAGTCTGGCCAAGTGATTAAGTATCGCTGGGAAGAATGGGGGTTAGCGGGGGCGCAGTTTGAGGTTCAGGGAACTTTCCTTTCTTCCCCGGCCATGATCTGTTATCCTGTCAACCATGCAGGTGTCGAGAAAGATTATGACCGCGGGCTTACATTAACAAGTTTTCCAGTCAATGCCTGGGAAGGTGACACCTACAAAGCGTATTTGGCGCAGAACAAAGCGGCTATCCTGAAAAATATAGTAAGCGGTGTAGCAGGTGGTATCCATGGCGGTATTGCTGGAGGTTTACCCGGTGCGGCAATCGGTGCGGCGGTCGGAGCAGGTACTTCCATTGCTGGACAAATGGCACAGCAGTACGATATAGACAGTCATCCAGACCCGGTATATGGGTCAGCACAGACGGACAGCTTGAATACAGCGATTGGAAATGTAGGGTTTGCATTTTATTTTAAAACAATTCGCGCGCAGTTTGCCAAAAGAATCGATGCATATTTTGACCGCTTTGGCTATGCCGTCAACCGCTTTATGGAACCAGTAAGAAATGCACGCAAGGTGTATACGTATTTGAAATGCAGTGAAGTGAATCTTTTGCCAACAAGTGCAGGAAACTTAGGTATCCCGGAGCCACATCAGGATGAAATCCGGAATGCATATCTGTCTGGAATGACATGGTGGAAGTCTGGTGACCAAGTCGGCCATTATGAACTTGACAATACAGTAGGAGGTTAATAGAATTATGAGTGAAAAAAATCTTGGGTCAGTCGTTGGGTTAACACTAAAGAATCATTACAGAAATGAACCTGTTACCAGCAATCTTGACGAAAAAGGAAGAATCATTATAAATGCAGATCCGATTGTATCTGGTTATATATATTTACAATTAGAAGTAACCAATCCTGTGAAAACATATACTATTCCACTATATAAGATTAATGATGACTCAATTGTCGGATTTATTACATTAATGGCAAATAAACCGGATGGTTCTGCCGGCTCCTCTTTACGTTGCATTATTCCAGTGCCGTTTAATTACGCCATAAGCGCAGATGGAATTACAGCTGCGATTATACATGAGAATGGACAATTTTTGAATTAGTGAGTTGGAGAAGGGGATAATATGTCAAAAAAGAAAACCTTGTTCGGCCAGACGCTGTTTTTAAACATGTGTACCTGGCAGGACTACTACCAGCGCCTTTCTGAACTTGCGATTACTTCTTTTTCCTATGAGGGCCTACCGGATACGGTAGACCCCCGGTACATGGAACTGGAATTGTATGAGAATGGACAGATTGCACTTTTCTATGATGAAGGCGTGGACTCTTATCTATCACTGTCCTGCACGCAAGCTGGCAACTTTGATGTTTACGGGAACCCCGTGAAGTTCCGCGCTTACTCCCGGTATAACGGGTACCAAAGAGACTTGTCATTGGATACATCTGTTATCGGATTTAACAACTTGACCCGTCGTGATATCAAGCCGCTGTTGAAAATGTTTGCAATGCGTCTCTATAATCTAGATCGCATCATTGACGTCAACTCCAACGCGCAAAAGACACCCGTATTGGTGCGTGCATCGGAATCCCAGCGATTGACCATGTTAAATCTGTATAAAGAATATGACGGAAATCAGCCCTTTATTTTTGGTGACAAAGACCTGGATATGCATGACTTTTCCGTGCTTTCCACGGATGCCCCGTACATCGCAGACCGGATTTTTGAGCTAAAAACAAATATCTGGAACGAAGCCATGACCTATCTTGGCATCAGCAATGTTTCCATCACCAAAAAGGAACGCATGGTAACTGACGAGGTAAACCGTTCCCTTGGAGGAACGCTTGCCGGGCGTTATAGCCGGCTGGAAGCAAGAAAGCAGATGCTGGAGCGGGCAAACAGATTGTTTGGCTGGAATGCGTCTGTCAAGTTCCGGTTTGATGCGGACACAGAAGAACAAACAGAAACTTCGGATGGAGGTGAACTGGATGAGTAAATACACCACGGAAGTCCGCTTTATCTGTGAAACGGCGGCAGGGCTTTCCGAATCCGTTGGATTCTCAGACGTAGAAAGCATTCTGCAAAAGAGCTGGGACAAAATCTTTTCTCCTGGCATTCCGTTTTACAAAGAAGAAAAACGGTCAGAACTCTGCCAGAAAATCCTTGCGCACTACTACACCCGGGAAATCGGGTTTGAAACCGTTGGCTTGTGGAAACTCCACTTAAATCGGAAGATGAAGGAGATCATGCCGTTTTACAACGAGATGTACAAAACGCTTGATTTTAAGTATTCACCGCTTGAGGATGTTGATTATTTTGAACATCACGAGAATAACGACACATTCTCAGAAACCACAACGGGGTCAACGACCCGGGAAAGTTCCACCACCGGAAAAAGCAAGGACACCCGCACAGATGACCTAAGTGAAGCAACGTCCAGCAACAGTGAAACTACCGGTTCAACCACCGATTCATCTACCGTTTCAACTACCGTTTCAACTACCGGAAAAACGACCGATAAAACCACAAGCTCCAAAACAAGCAAAACGATTCGCAGTGACACCCCGCAAAACGACTTGAGCGATTTTGAGTCGGAGCAGTATTTGACCAGCGCGGAAAAAACAACGGACTCCAGTACGCAGGACGGGAACGGAACATCAGAGGGGAAAACAGAAACAAGTGGAACGACCTCAGACAATGGATCCAGCTCAGGTACAACCACGGAAACCGGAACAAGAGCAAACACCGGAACCGTAAAAGAAGAGGGAACGCGGGAAGAAACGGGAACTGAAACCGGGAGCAGAAGCGAAAACCGGGATAATACCGGAACCGGAACGGGAGACATCCATGTCTGGGGGAAACGCGGCGGGCAGAGTTATGCCGCGGCGATCAAAGAGTACCGGGAACAAATTCTGAACGTGGACATGATGGTAATTGAGGAGCTTGGAGATTTGTTTATGAGACTTTGGTAAGGAGGGAGACAAAACATGGTGACAAGAGAGCAGCTACGTTTTTATTGCCAAAAAGTATTGCCACTTGCATATGATGACAGTCTGAGCTATTATGAGGTGCTGTGCAAGGTACTTGGCAAAGTGAATGAGCTGGTACTACAGTACGATCAGATTGTTCAGAATTTTAACGTGATTTTGACGGATTATTTGGAATCCGATGATTTCCGGAATCTTCTGGAGAAATTCATCAAGAGCGAAGTCCCTGACTATACGTATGTCCAGCATTATGTGACATACTTAGGGATGTCCGATACTGACGCGGTAAAAGAAGCTGTAAAAGACTGCCCGTTACATGGGACCGTGATGTTTCCGCGCAGAACGATGCATCTGACTGAAACCATTTTCCTGGACAAGCCAATCTGCCTGAAGGGGAATTATACAGGCTGGGTGTTTGATATGTCAACGGATAAGTACACCGCAGAACAATTTCAGGAACACAGCATCATCAGTACCGCATCCCCATCCATACAAATAAGTGTGCCTGGTGTTTTGATTCAGAACATGGCAATTTGCGGGACGAACCCGACCACTGGCGCGCACGTTATTCACATAGAACCGGGTCCTACGAATGTGAACAAGTCAATGCGATATGTTAATTTAGAACACGTGTACGTATACACGTCTAATGTAAGCACGGGCAGTTGTTGTATCTATATGGACAACTTGTTTAAGTCTACGTTTTATGACGTAAGTACCCATGGCGGAGCCTATGGCTTTTACCATGACGGGACAAGGATTAATGGGACCAGTTTAACATTTGACAATTGCTGGGCTGTAAATAGCGCTTATCTTGGCTATTACATCAACAACCTATTTTATTCAACGTTCCTTTCCTGCGCAACCGACAGTTATTCCGGCGCTGTTAACGGTTACCGGTTTTCGAAATGCAAGGGAATCCATGTGATTGGATGTGGCGCAGAACATATGAGTGCGGCTTGTTTTGTAGCAAATGAGTGCCTGTCGTCCAATTTTTTGGTAAGCATGAGTGGTGATAATTATAACACGGCAGCTACAAAAGCAGGAGCGTTTGAAATGTCGAATTGCCAGAGCTGTACCGTTGGCGGATTCCATTCTGAAGATGAGACAAACCCTATACACAGGTTCGTCAAGGCGGAAAACTCCTTGTATCGCATCGTAGATGCAAGCTGCTACAAAGAAAATTGCACAATAGAAGATGACGGAAACGTTCTGAATATTGATGGCTGGTACGAGAAGTCTTTTGAAGTTGACGCAGCTAAATTATTCCCTGGTGCAGAAATCACGGAAAGTTATATCGTCGTGTCAAACGGTGTAATGCACGGTTATATTAAGCAGAGCGTCACTGGAAAAAGAACGTTAACTGCCGTGGCTACCCTATCCAGTAACGCAAGATTGCAATATGATGGGTATTATGTGGTGGAAAACAGGATCAGCATTACAACTGGGGACACCATTATATTTGACAGTGCCGGATGTAACGTAAAACAGTTATATGCGACTCGGAAGATGAGTTAATAAGTAGGGTGGCGAAATGTCACCCTATTTCTTTAAGTCAATTTTTACACCAAGTTCGTCAAAAACTTCATTTAAATCATGGTAACGTTCATGTTTAAATGTATGTCTGTATCTTAACACAGTGAATAGCAGTTTTCCCTTTTCTGAAATGGTATAAAGATCAAAATACCTCCGTACTTTTATCGGAAATAGGCGTTCCAAATCCCTATCACGCGATATGGTATCAATGTGCCCACATTGGTAATAATAATAGTCATCCAGAAGCTTCTTTGCAACTTCATAATGATTACGTTTACAGATCGCCCGTTTTATATCTTCGCTGATTTGGTTTTTCATATCACATATACCTCCATTACATGTTCTGAATTTAAATGGATGCTTCTAACGTTACTGTTCATTAACTCATCTGATGCATTTTGGAAATAATAACTAGGTGTTCCTATGGTAGTCTCGATCAACCTACCCAAATCACGTCTATCAATAATATTTCTCACAATTAACGTGAGTAACCTTTCTTCAATCGTAACTCCTATTAATTCACCAAATTTCATTTCAATTCCTCCTTTACATACAAATTGTTTCAAATCCGACCCAAGCAAACATCACGATGGTTACAAAAAGCGCACCAAAGAAAAAACACAATATAAGTTTTATGAATTCTTTCATAGCTTCATCCTCCTTCTTTATGGCTTTATTATAACTCATTTTTTACTAATTTGTCAAGTGGTTTTTTAACTATCCCGCATAGTGAAAAAAGTGTCCTGCAATACAACCCCTCCTGGTATTCTCACAGGCCTTAGCTTCCCTGGTGCTTTAAACCCTGGTGTAAAATCATCATAAGTCCGTATAATGCGCTTCCCGGAAGAAAACAAAAATTGTAATTCCTCCACCGTTTTACATTCGGACATTTTTGCTGTTCCAAGCATAGAGGATAACAATAACTCCTTTGATCTGACTGGCATACCACAAGCCTTGATGTCATAATAAGGCTCAATTGGTTTCAAGTCATTGTGCGTAACGTGTTCGATGTACGTTTTTTGCCGTACAAATACAGCACTATCCCAACAAGACTCTAGTTTCCAGCAACAAAAGTCCTTGTCATGTACCCTTATTCCTTTTATTTTTTCCGGCGGTAAATCGCAGTGGATGGAATCCGTATCCGCATAACGGAAGCCAGGTCGGTTGTTTCCGTGATAATTTTCCTGCGCCGCCCGGATTGTAAAGCATCTGGCATATGAGGTAATGGCGGAACCGCATGGGATGTAACCAGGACGTTTGTCATTTGCGTGAATGTCGTGGAAAACAAAACTGTCATTCATAGGTTCAGCAAACTTAAAGGAGGAGTCCGTAGACATCGCCATTTTCCCGTACAAATTGTTTAAAAATAATTTTGCAATCGTTCTTGTGCATTTGTCTTTTGCTTCTTTTTTAATTTTTGCAAATTTATCAATATACTCGTCGAAAATGCCAAGCTGTGAACGAAACCAGCAGCCATTCATAATTTCTGTATCCCAAAGTTCATAATGCTCTTTTATCAACTGCCAATCTGTCATCGTTACATATAGGTCAACGGTGCTAGTAATGATACCATCAGGCCCTGGTAATTCACGGTATTTGCCGTCAATCAACGAGCTTTCCAGCCATTCCGTGGACTTATACATAGCACTGTTTTTTATTTGGATGCATGGCAACTTCCCGTTCTTGAGCTCAAAACCAGTGCGCACATGTAGAAAATAATATCGGTTTTCGATCAAAGCATCCTCTGGAATATAGTCACCGTTCCAAAAATGAGGGATTCCAACTGGATAGTAATTACCGCTCATGCTGTGCATCATGGACGGATACAGGCTGTTCACATCAGCAGTAGTACCGTTGTATACGGTAACCCCGCTACAGCCTTTCCGTAAATAGCACCAACCGCCTTTATAGGATTTCCGAATCCATTCACCTGCGGATAAGTCCTCTGTCCCTGGCATATCATAGAGATTCGGAAAATACGAGTCCCATTTTCCAAGTCCATCGTCTGTCATTCCCTTGTATGTTTTTAAGCACTCTGACCCAATCGTAAGTGATTTATGACCCCGCGAAAACATAATCTCAAGCGCTTCTTTTAGCACAAGTACGTCATTGCTGATGTATTTATCTTCTTCAGGAGTTCGTGGACAATCTGGAAACCGAAAACCCTTGTATTCCATTTCCAACTTTTGATGCTTTGTTCCAAAATTTTTTCCGAGAACTTTAAGAGAAAATGGAAGAAGTTTTAAGGAATCGTATATCTCGATGGTTTTGTACTTATTTGTACGGATGATTATTTTGTACCATTGACCCATTGTTGAGATGCTATATTTATATGTCTTCGGCAGCATATCCTTATCTGATATTTCCTTGACTTCTCCGTTTTGTAATCGCAGATATGCTGGTCGATACCCCCATTTATACATGAGGGCATCTAAGATAAAATTTCCGTCAAATTTAAGGTTATGAAAATATAAGCGAACTGTTTTACGCATATTCACAAAAAACTGAAAGAAATCCGTAATATTTCCAAATATACGTACATCCTCAGAATGCAACGCAACGCAGGCGGCAGCCCAAACATCTGTTCTTTCCTGCCCAGCATATACCGTAGTCTCGAAGTCGCAGGCAAATATGTCTGATTCATCCAAGCATCTCTTCTTCATAATTCACACCGTCCGAAAATGATATTGCCGAAACGTTACCGCCGTACCCGACATTTTGTGCTAAAAATTCCAGTGACCCACGCACATCACTCAAATACCCGCTTTCCAAAAATGTGTTCAGAGCATCCGCTAAATCAGAGCCTTTTTTATAAGCATAGAAAACGGCAGTTGCTATTTTTATACGGTTATCCGGATTTTGTAGCCATGATAAAAGTTCACCAGCCGCTTTTTTCTGCAACTGAATGACTTCATCGGCCTTTGGAACTAATCCACGCTTGCTATAATACGTCTCCGGGACACCGGATTTCAAACGGTCGATCATCGGCTGTACAACGTTTTTCCATACTATTTCGATCCACAAATCTTTGTTCTTTGATTTCTTTCTTGTATCCGCAGCTTTCCGCGCTGTCGCTTCTCTTTCCAGGTCTCTACCACGCACTCCGGACGTTTCTTTTCCTTCTGGTGTAATATAGCGTGATCTGCGATATAATGATTCGGGCGTAATATTTTTTAACCGAGTTAACGACCGTGTTGAAACCCTTGTCTCTGACATCGGTTTAATTGACTTTATGGATTCTGGAACGACATATCCGCGTTTTTCAAAAGACCTGACAAGGCTTTTCACTCTTTTATACTCTTTCTGGTAACTTCTTTTTAATTCGCTCATAATAAAAACCCTCCTTTATGATATAATTATACAATAAAAAAACACCCCTGTCAAGGGTGTTTTTTATTCATATTTAAATTATTTCTGTGTCTGTATTGTCAAATGGATTGAATGGCTTTTTCCATACCATATCAATGACATTAACCGAGCTTAAATAAGCAACCAGGAAAGCTCTGCCCCTATACTTGCTAATACCAATTGACACGTTTGCCACCACCTCGGAACCTTTTCCAATATCTCCGAATGAAATAGAATCAGATTCTTTTCCATTTTCATAGACTTTAACTGCATATCTACTCGTTGCCTTAAAATACAGCTTACCGTCTTTATCAACTTTCGTTGGGGTTGATGCACAGCCTTCTGTATCTACTTCTTCATACACATGGTCAAGTGCAGATTCCTGTTCTGGCGTTAAAGACAATGTTAACGTTGCCTTTCCATCTTCAATTCCAGCATATTTTACTTTCGATCTCACATTGATTTTTTTCATTTTTCATTCTCCTTTTTTCTTCTATAGGTTCCACAGTTGCTATAGCCGAGATCAGCTACTTTATATGCCATCATTACTTCCTGTGGAATATCATACGCAAAATAGCGATAAGCCGATACTCTAGCTTTCTTTATTTTTTCGTACTCACAAGGGTCATACTTTGACAGCCATTCAAGATACTTCGGGCGTGTTATTTCCTCGGGAAACCAGTGCAATTTCTTAGTCCCGTCCTTGTAAAAAACATCGAGTTCCGTTCCTAATCTCTTCACCTTCATTTTATCACCTCCTTATAGGTTTTTAACCCAAACCTTTTACTCCATTATATTCGGCCAATATCCACCCTCTTGCGATTTTAACATACGTACAACCTGGCCTTACTACTACCTGTTCCCTTACTTTTACTTTGATACCGGCTTTAATTTGTACGTAGCCGTCCTTTGTTATATTATACTTAGATCGTGTAGACAACGGCACATCTTCAATAGAAATCGGCTTACGAGGTCTATAGTCCTTATATACAGTCATTCTCTTTAGCGTTTTAAGCCTATTACCATCTTTATAAGGACGTTTTCGCTTAGAATCAATGATTTTATTAACCTCACTAGCAATGTTCCCAAAACGGCTGTATAAATAGTCACCAGGGCACGCCTTTGGAGCAAACCATCTGTGCGCTGTCATATTTTGGACAGCTCTATAAGTTATCGTAGGGTCGGCTCGCCATCGAAGTTTTCCGATTGTGGGATAACGTTCACAGATATCTACCAGTAATTTAATCAAAGCATTGTATACTGCTGGCCTAACTCTATACGGTTCAAAGTCATCTGACGCACATTCAATCGTGATTGCTCTGTGATCGTTTTCCGGACTAGAGCTACACCAGGAACGCCGCTCCTCTGGTAAGATTCCAACGATTGTTCCATCACAGGCTATTGCATAATTGGATGATGCCGCAGATTCTGGACTACAGAGCCAGTTAGCCATGGAATCCGCTGAAGCTTGACCAACATAGCAGTGGATAGTCACTGTATCGATTACATGGTTGCGAAATTCCGAATTCGGAGAACATAGTTGATAATTCTCCTGCACATATTTGGAATATGTCACTTTTTTCACTCCTTATCATATTTATTGTTTACATCTTTATTATAGCTCTTTTTTAGTTAGTTTGTCAAGTGGTTTTTTATCAACACACCCATTTTACGTTTACACGTCCTCCCAGCGATGATACTTTTTCTTGTAGCTCTTCATAAGTTACACATTGGTAAAAACACGAATTTGGCACTACGATATACAAGCCTAAAACAAATACAACGAACAGGTTCTGAATTGCTACTTCCTTCAATGTATCAAAGCTTTCCTCTGTTCCATACCAAAATTTCATTTAATTATCCTCCTTTATATTTCCTTGTTTCTAACTTTATTATAAACCATTTTTACTACTTTGTCAAGTGTTTTTTTAGGACTATGCATGCACATAGTCCTTTTAAAAAACACTTGACAAAATTTTGAATGTGTAGTATATTATAGACAAAGGTAATTTACCTACGTCATATTTGATTTTCTTAAATTTATTCTTTTCGTCTTATTGCACAAATTCTAGTGCGGATTTCATTGAATGTTTGTTACAATTTAATAGCAGTGATTGGGGAAATAAGGGAAGGGAGTTATTAATAAGGGGCTCCC